AGTTAGCATGCCCTTAATTTCAGAAATATCATTCTTCATACTATTTATTTCTTCTTTCTGCTGTTCCACTTGTTCAGTCCTAGAAACAAACTTTTTGCGTTGCTCTACGTACTTGTTATGTTGAGCAGAGTTATTGAAAAGAATAGCCCCTGTCTCAACATCTCTAACGAGATTAGTCTGGTTTTGTACTTTGACAACATTCATTATGTCAACGCAATCACTCTAAGGTTTTGAATTCTTGGAATAGCAGATGAGTTTGAAGAAGTAAAGACAATCTTAACCTGAACAACATCAAATTCAACCAATTTTTCTTCAGTAAAGACAACTTCTTGGAAAGAACCTGCATCATTAGTTTTGGGAATTACCTGAGCATCTGGAACAGAAAGTTTCCATCCTTGCAACTCAAACAGAATCGCATCTGCAGATTTGGCTATCTTGTAGTAAACATTAACATTGGCTTCTGGTGGGCAGTTGAGATCAAAAGCCACATACAAACCAGTTCCAGGATTGGTTAATTTAACCTTCTTGGTAATATATTTAGACAATGAAGAACCAACCCTTGGAGTGGTTTCATCAACGTAAGTGATGTTTGCCTCATCCTGATTGTTAATAAGATTCTCAACAACCAACGCTGAGGTGCGATGAATGTCTATCATAGGGGTTACTGCATCATTAGTTGTGTATAACTTGGCACGCATGGTAAACGATTTGCTACCATTCAATAGTGTCAACTCATTCAACGAAGAAGCCAACAATCTTGGATGACTAAAGTAGTTGGACTGATTAGGCGTAATATCTATAAAGTTTTCATCAAGGACATAAGCCACTTCTGTTCCATCTAGCGACTTACCTGCACATGCTTGAACTTCATATTCAATGTTTGTTTCTGGTAGGATGAATTCCGTAACAATTGGGTGCAGTAAGTTAAACTGAACATTTCGTGTAACACCAATATCATCACCGCCAATTAAACCAGTTGCATTGGCTGTACCTGCCACAGTAATACTATACTTATTGTGGCTGATACGTGTTACAGTATTGGCTGATTGTAGTAAGTTCGCTGCAATACCATGATAAGTTCCGCTTACGTTACTAAATCTAACTTTAGATCCGCTTGGCATACCATGGTTATAGTGAGTAACGTAAATTACACCAGAACCAGTGGTAGTTTCAAATGGATTGCTTTTCAGCGTATCTGTTGGCATTGTGTCGTTAACAAAGTCAATTGTTGCCACAGTATTAGTGTCAAACTTGGCACGATATAATTCAAACTTTAAATCTTGATATTGTTCAGCTGTCCATGTTGAGCCGTTCTGTGATTTAAACAACACACCCATGTAAGGTTGTTCAGAGATCGGGCGACCTGTCAATATATCTTTCTCGCCCATCTGAGAGATCCATACTTTATAGTTGTTTGAGTCAGAAAGCAACACTAGTGCGTACTCACCCTTGTCACGCAGTGGGATTGGCACTGGGAATGTAAAGGTAGTTGCTACTGAAGAATCATCAGAGATATTAACCTGCGATGGGTTCAACGATATGTTGGAGAATGGTAAAATAATTTTACCTGGATACCCATTCACTGTTTCACGAATTTCCATGCGAACTGGCATATTGGCGTCTTTACTCTGGAAGTAAATGTTGACTTTACTCAACATCATACCACCTTTGTTTTGCACCAAGAAGGTTTGTGCCAGTGGATCATACCATGTGGTATCTGCAACTGTACGAGCAGATGATGGATCATTTATCCATGTGTTCGGTGGTGCACCATTGGTTTGTCCTGGTAGTTCACGTGTTGCAATCTCATAGTGACGAATAGAACTAAAGGATCTATTGTGAACTTCTTTTACACCAGATGCTACATATGATGCCTCGGCACGTGTTGTTGAGTTAAGGTCAGTAGCACTATCAGAAACACGGAATATACGAGTGCCGCAGCGGAAACGTAATTTGTCTACGTTTGGAATGTTAAACACACCAGCAATTTCACCATTCTGATTAGTTATCAAAGATGTTGGACTTGTGAGAGAAACAACTGTTGCACGTGCGCCAGAAACAGAACCCACAATAATGTCACCAGCAACGAATGTTCCTGGACTTGTTGCAGCAGCATTTAAAACTGTATTAACAAGTCTTAGATTCGTTGTATCATCATCAATCAACGCAACTACAGCAGTGGCTGGAGAGTTATCAACAGTATAAGAGTTTCCACCACGTGTGGAGCCACTGGAAACATAAATGACGTCACCCTTGTTAAATGCCAGTGCAGTTTTTCCATCAACAGTACTTAACCGAGCAGTCTCTGCGCTATTTGCGCCTACGTTAGATTTGTCATCAAAGGTGCCAGTGCGGTTTGTAATAACTAACTGTTTGGCAGGTGTAACATATTCATTGACATTAGTGCCATCAAAGAACGAGTTTACTGTTGTGCTAGGTTTGATACCTTTACCAACAAACAACAGTGGGCGTGAACGAATGTAAGGGATGATTGTAGAACTGGTTACCTTATCCTCTGTAAGAACAGGTGTAGAACTGCCGATCAACTTAACTTCAGTGGTGTACTGAGTTCTTTGATATCCAACTTCTCTTGCGTCAATCTCATCATGCACTTCACGACGAAAGCCAGATTGAAAATTCCACCAATCGCTTGGACCGAATTCTGATCTAAAATTAGTTTTGACAGTGTTTGTTCTACCTGTAGAAACTTCTTGCCATGCGCCATAGTAATTACCTAGGATACCCGTTTTACCAGTAACTGGATTAAAGGTAGCGTTAGCAATAGATTCCAAAGATTGCTTCTCTTTGTCATCGAATACTGTTACGTCTATGTTTTCAATATCAACCCACTCATCAGAAGCAGGATTGAGAGTTAGATTACCGATGAAGGTAAAGATGGCAAATGGGTTAATGTTTTCAGTTCTAGACGCTTTAAGCTGACTGATCATCGGCAGGTGCGTAAATGGGAGTGTAAACACATCACCATTAACAATGTATCCACTTGCGTTACGTTGAGTATCGTTCGAGTTTTTCTCGATAAGATTTACGTTTTCAATATTGTAAAGTGGACGTGCCTCACGATTAATTGTATCGATAGAAACACGATAGTCAATCTCAGTAGTTCCACCAACACTATGTCCATCAAAGGTGTCAACAATAAAACCAGCTTTTAGACGATCGCTTAGTGTCGATGTGTCGATAATCTGTGTAGATGCGGTAGCTTGTTCCAACAAAGAAAGTTTAGTAAACTCTTCCAATTTTTCGATACGTGTTTCCAACTTACCGATATCACGCATGGTGTAACGGCGATTATCGATAGAAGTAATGATAACTTGCTTGTTGGTAGTATTATAGGTGAAAGGCATGTATGTAACATTGTACAATACCATACCAGTCCCTGGTGTATCTGGAAATTCTGGATCATCAGAAGGAACACCTTCTTTGCTAACCAAAGTGCCATCACCATTTAGAATTAGTGATCCACGACGTGCCAGATAGTAAGTATAGTCTGCGCTTAGGTCGAATCCACGCTTTGGAAGATTAGGAGCAGAACTGTATGACTTACCGTCATCATTAATTCTTGCTCTAAAATCAATATAATTCGCCAAAGAATTACCCTTATACGAAGGGATATCTTTATAATCTATACCAGAATATGAGTCTACGGAGAAGTAGTCACCTGTACCTGTGTGGGTGAAGTATTCAAAGTAAATACGGATTGGACCTGTTGGAGCAGAGACTCCAGGTTTTCTTGTAATGTATCCAATGTCATAGTGAGTATCACGTTGTCCATCGTTCAGGGTATAGTTGTCTGTGATGTCAACTACAAGTGCAGCATCATAAGCAGTTCCAAAGGCAACTCTGGATTGTAGAATCTTCTCAATCTTAAATATATCTGCCTTACCAAGACTAATTGTTGTAGCTTGTACACTTGCCTGAGCAGTTACATTCAGAATCTCACTGAAGTTTAAAATCTTAGACTTTTCAACAGCTGAGGATTGCGATTTGTTTACAGTTGCAATTAAACGAACATTTGAGCCAACCAGACCAGATGGAACTGTAATGGTGATATTGCGTTGAGTTGTATCACTGAATACAATAACATCTGGATTTATGACTGCTCCAGTTGCAAAATCGGCAGTACCTCCACTAGTTTTAACCAAAAGATAGTTAACATCAGTTCCAGCTGGGCTGTTTGGTGAAAAGAAGGTTTGATCAGCAGTGTCAGTTGAATAGTTTAACTGTAATGACCCGTTAACTGTTTGGACAGCAAAGTATTGACGAACACGTGTAGTTGTTCCAATTGTTGCATCATCTACAGAACGAATACGACGAATTGTATTGTATGGTAATCTGTACAACAATGAAGTATTAGTTGGTTCAAACAGTGGGTTGTTTAGAAATGTAAATGCGCTGGCTGAGAAGCCGCTGGTCACATTGGCTGATGCGTACAAATTCACGTTATCAACAATGTAACCAACTTTGAATTCTGATATCGCACCAGAACTAGTGGTGGCACGAATTATATCGCCAACTTTAACTTGTGCCAAAAATAATGTACCATTACCAGTGACCAGTGCGCTTGCACCCGCACCGCTACAGGTAATCAGACCATCACCAGCATTATATATTGGATAAGCATCGGCAGAAAAGATATTACCCGCTGCATCGCTTGGATAGTGAAGTTGTTTAACTAAACGAGAAAAGTCCAACTGTCCAACTGAAGATGATACTGAAGCAGTACCAGCTGGGAATGTAAAGGTAGGTTCAGAAATGTATCCATTACCTGGACGTATAATCTGAACTGCCTTCACTTCACCTGCAGTAATTACTGATGTTGCAGTTGCTGTAGTACCAACGTATTGAAGAGTTGCACCACCGTAAGTTGCTACACCAAATGTATGGGTCGGTGCGCTTGAACTTAGCACACCAGAGTATACAGTAACTTTATAAAAGTTTTTGACGCCAGAGTTGATATAAGAAATATAACTACCAACAGCGGAAGCCATTCCGCTTGTCCAACCAGCAACAATATTACCACTGACACCATTAATAAAGGGATCGGCAATAACAATTGTTGGACTAGAAGCGCCA